AAGGAGCATAATAATGTCCGACGAGAACTTAGATGTTCTTGAAGAAGACGAAACAGATCTTCAAGAATTTAAAGCAGACGATGGCCAGTCAGAAGTACCTGAGCCCGTTGCATCAACAAAAGGTAAAGCCGCCGCGGGCGATAAGCTCGTAAAGTTAGCCTCTGGTGATAGTATTAGAAAAGGCACCAAAGTAGGCATGATCAATGACATGATGTCAAAACTTCATGGCATGAATAAAGATTCTCTTAAAGCCCAACATAGTAAAATGATGGAAGAACTAGATGATGAAGACGAAGATGATAGCGAAGAAGATGATGATGAGAAGAAAAAGAAAGATGATGCGGCAATCGAAGAAAATAAAGTAACTGCCGCAGATATCGATCTAAAAGATGATGTTGCTGCTATTTTCGGTGATGAAGATCTATCAGAAGAGTTCAAGACTAAAGTAACTACTATTTTTGAAGCTGCTGTTGTTTCTAAGATTAACGAGAAACTAATGGAAGTAACTCAAAGACTAGAGTCTGAAAATCTATTAGAATCATTAAAGAATCATGAAGAAATGGTAGAAAAGACTGATAGTTATCTAGATTATGCAATTAACGAATGGAAAGATGAGAATCGTTTAGCTTTGGAATCCGGTGTTCGTACCGAGATTGCTGAAGAGTTTATGTCTGGTATTAAAAAACTATTTGAGGATAGTTATATCGATATCCCAGAAGGTAAAGTTGATGTCCTAGCTGATATGTCTGAGAAATCAGATGAATTAGAAGAGGCCCTTAATAAAGAAATCGCAAAGAATGTAGAGTTATCAGATAATATCGAGAAGCTAATTCGTAGTAACGTTGTTGCCGAAGCTTCCTCCGCATTAACTGATGCTAATTCTGAGAAGTTAGTTAATCTATCTGCTGGTGTGGACTTTGTATCAGAAGAAGATTTTCGTGAGAAAGTTACTATGATTAAAGAAAGCTATTTCACCGATGGAGATAAAGTAGAATCTTTCGTCAATGAAGATGAGCCTCTTGAAGTAACTGATGATACGGTTATGCCACAGAATATGTCTCACTATGCGGCCGCCATTTCTAGAAGTATTAAGAAATAAGGTATTTTATAAATAATAATAGACAGTAATAAAAGGAGTTACAACAATGTTAACTGAAGATCTAATCAAGAAATGGGGCCCAGTTCTTGAGCATCCTGACCTAACTGATATCAAGGATCCTCATAAGAGGCAGGTTACCGCAGTTCTACTAGAGAACCAAGAGAAAGCTTCACGCGAAGCTGCTTTCGGTTCAGGTGGATATCAGATGCCAAGTCTACTTGGTGAGGCCGCGCCTTCTAACGCTATGGGTGCTTCTTCTTCAACCGCTGCTGCTGGTTCAGTCGATATCTTCGATCCAGTTCTAGTCGCTCTCGTTCGCCGCTCCATGCCAAATATGGTTGCGTATGACGTTTGTGGTGTGCAGCCAATGACAGGTCCAACTGGACTTATCTTTGCCATGCGTTCACGTTTCAACACTCAATCCGGTGCAGAAGCTCTTAAGGACGAAGCTAATACTTCTCACTCAGCTACTGGTTCAACTGGTGCTAATACCGCCAACTTCGGTGGTGTTATCGATGGTTCTGCTGGTAGTCTACAGACCGGTGATGATCCAACTGCCCGTGCTACTGGTGGTGCTTATAGCCCACATACTGGCATGTCAACAGCTACTGGTGAAGCTCTCGGCGATGCCGCGACAAATGCTTTCTCAGAGATGGCTTTCTCCGTTGAGAAGGTTGCAGTAACTGCCGTTTCCCGTGCTCTAAAGGCAGAGTACACCATGGAACTAGCACAGGATCTTAAAGCCATTCATGGCCTAGATGCTGAGACCGAACTTTCAAACATCCTTTCCGCTGAAATTCTTTCAGAAATTAACCGGGAAGTCGTTCGGACCATTAACTATACTGCTACCGCTGGTGCTCAAGAGAACACTACAACCGCAGGTACTTTCAACCTAGATGTCGATTCAAATGGCCGGTGGTCAGTTGAGAAGTTCAAGGGTATGATCTTCCAAATCGAGCGCGAAGCCAATCAGATCGCTAAGTCTACTCGTCGCGGCAAGGGTAATGTCCTTATCTGTGGCTCAGACGTAGCTTCTGCTCTACAAATGGCAGGTGTTCTAGACTATACTCCAGCACTTTCTGCTGGTCTAAACGTCGATGACACGGGCAATACTTTCGCCGGTGTTCTAAACGGTCGGATCAAAGTTTATGTTGATCCATACTTCTCTAGTGCTTCAGGCAATCAGTACTTCACCGTAGGTTATAAGGGCTCTAGTGCATTCGATGCTGGTCTCTTCTACTGCCCATACGTTCCATTACAGATGGTTCGTGCGGTTGGTGAAAATACTTTCCAGCCAAAGATTGGCTTCAAGACCCGCTACGGCATGGTCGCGAACCCATTCGCTACTACGGCTGCCGATGGTGCAATCGCCTTCGCTAAGAAGAACGTTTACTATCGTATTGTAACCGTTTCTAACCTAATGTAAGATTGGGATTAACCCAACCTGACTAAGAG